AGTTTTCCCTCTTTAACTAATTCTCTATGTTTATCAAAAACAGTTTTGTCGTCTACTGACATGATTCACATAGTCCTTCGGGTTCTTTACACTCGCAATTTGCGCAGGTGCACCCCTCGTGATCAGCCTCTATACAATGACATAGGTGTCCACATTTTTTACAGGTTTTTTCAGTCATAATTACTTATAGTAGTCTTTCCAGAACCACTTGACAAATTTTTTCCACCATTTTTCAATCACCGTGGTCTCCTCAACGTTGTAGGAGAGTCTATCTGACTAAAACTTCTAGTTTGCTAAGAAATAAACAGCAATAATAACTACCACAACAGCGGCAGATATTTTTTTATGAGCTAATGCTAATGCCCATAGTTGTTTTATTTTGTCCATAGTTCCTCCTAATTTATATTACCCCAATTTTCACCAGCTTCATAGTCCACTTTGTTAGGTACTTCTAGCTCAACTGAAGATTCCATTATTTGTACTATTTGTTTAGCCTGTTTATCATCTTTGACAGAAATGTCTAGTTCATCATGTACCTGGATATGCGGTATAATTCCTACTTTATATAGTTCCAGCATCGCTTTTTTGGTCATATCCGCGGCTGATCCCTGTATTAATTTATTTAATGCTTTGTACGTATAAGCCCTTTTGATCCCTGGTCCGTGTTCCCTGAGCGCGTCTTCGTGAGGCAATGCCTTATGAATCCCGAATTGATTGGGCTCCCATAAATGAAACCTGCACAATCGTCCAAGAAGCGTTCTTATTTTACCACTATCCTGGGCACGGCGCATGACGGCATACATGAGTTGTTTTACAAAAGGAACTCGTGTATGATATTGGCCAAAAATTTCCTCAGCTTTTTCTTTATTCACTCCTAATTCTGCCTGGAGTTTATTTTTTCCCATTCCATAAAATAATCCTAAATTAATGGTTTTAGCTTGGAGTCTTGGAATGTTGGCCATGTCAGCCACAATGGTATGGAAATCTGCATCGCCAGCTTTATAAGCATCTAAAACATCATTGACTCCATGTAGATTTTGTAAAGCTGAATAATGTACGACGAGTCTTGGTTCTTGTTGTGAATAATCAAAGCATCCCCACTTACATCCTTCCTCAGGAAGAAATAAAGATCTGATCCGTGGTCCAAGATTCTTGTTGCGTGCTGGAATTTGTTGAAGGTTCGGGTTACTATAACTAAATCGTCCGGTTACGGTTCCCCCGTTATCTCCCCTTAGTTGATTAATCTCTGCAAAGATACGACCTCGATGAGTATGTTTTAAAATGGTATCAATGAAGGTGGTATGAGCTTTATTAATCTCTCTCGCCTTCGCAATCTTTTGAACAGTTGGATGAGGATGATTCATTAAAAAATTTTTAGTAAAACTAGGGGCCTGCGTCTTAACGGTTCGATCATACGGTAATTTTAATTTATCAAAAACTTTTGCGATGGATCGTGCCGCCCAAATCTGTACTTCGACGTTCGTCTTTTGTTTTACTTCATGGAGTAATTTTTTCTCTTGTTCTACTAATGTTTTCTTTTCGTTCGCAGCTTGTTCTTGGTTTACACGTACCCCGAGAAACCGCATATCTACCAGACAGGGGAATAAGTCGGTTTCTAATTTCCATATGTCATAAATATCTTGATGCTCAATTTCTTTTTTTAATTCTTGCCATAGCTTGTAGGTGAGTTCTGCATCTTTTTCAGCGTAAGATCCTACATACATTGCTGGCAGTTTGTACATTTCTGCTTTAGCATCAACTCCCCATTCTTTCGCAGCTGCGTAGAGTGCTCCTTCATCTTTTCCCTGGCCTAGATAACGTTTAGAACAGTTATTTAAATCATAACGCAATTGATTTTCATCCACGAGAGCGGATGCAATCATGGTGTCTATAATTCTTCCTCTAATAGTAAAACCCTCAGAACGTAGCCAACAAACGTCATAGATAGCATTATGAAAAATTTTACGAGCGTTGCTGTTTAAAACTTCTTGGAGCCATTTTTTTACGATTCCTTTATCCATATTGCCACCGCCTTCATGAGCGATAGGAAAATATCCTACCCAGGTTTGAGTAGCTACTGAAATTCCAACAATCTTTCCATTTTTTACAATAGAGCCGGATCCCATAGCACGATTTAAATTTGGATCTTTGGTTTCTAAATCAATTGCGATTTCATATTCGTGGCTTAAATCCGGAAATTGTTCCGGGGGTACCCATTCCGTTTGCGGTTTAAATAAAGGATATTGTAAGCTCATTTTTTTAATGTAAATCCTGCTGGTAGGGGTTTAAGATGAGCATCGTCTGCATAGTCTCTTTCAATTGCCATATCAATATAATGTTTAGCTTTTAATAAATCTTGCTTTTGTCCTTTCTGTTTGTGTCTGCATAAATACTTTATAGCATTTCCTTCGGCAAAAGGAATATTATTTTTATTAATAAATTCACTTGGTTGAATTTTCATAGAAGCATAGTGGCTCCCTCCTATTTGTTTTTTATAAGTGTCGCTCATAATAGATAACTTTTGTAAACATCTTTCGGTTCTACAATATGTAAATGTTCCTTGGTCCGTGTTGCACCTACATAGAACAATCGATTAACATCATCGGGTCTTTGTTCATATTCTCCATAGGTACGCCTTGTTAAATCTGTTAGAAGAACAACGTTTTCACATTCCCCTCCTTTGGCACCATGGATTGTAGAAAGCACAATTCGCGGTGCCTGATTCAGTTTTTCTCCATTTTGTCGCATCTTTCTAATATAAGAAACTCGTCTAAAAGGGGCTTCATCTAAAGCTTCATACCAAACCTTATCCGTTCTTAATCCAAATGTATTGTAGCAATCTTTTAAAGTATAAAAAGAATTCTTATCCATTAAAGCTATTTCCTGCTTCTGTATGTTGGTGGGACTCATATAACTATATATTTGAACAATAGAAGCATAGTCTAGGGTAGCCCCTTTTCTCCATTTTTCCCAATCCGTTATTGCCTGATATAAATCAGACTCATATCCTTTTTTATATTTATTAAGATAAAAATACCCCTTTTGATAAAGCACTTCTTCTAATTCTTCTAATAAGGATCGTGTTCGAGCGAGAATTAACCATTCTCCTTTAGACATATCAATTTCTCTAAAATCAGAATACATAGAAACTTTTCCCTGTTTCATTTTAGGTTTCCATAATTTTGGAATTCGTGTGTTAACTTTACCTATTATCTTCATTGCCATCTCATGAATTTTAGCTGGAATACGATAGGATTGAACAAGATTAATAAATTTCCCCTTGAGGGCAATAAAACTATCTACATCTGCGCCGGCCCATTTAAAGATAGCCTGGTCGTCATCACCGGCTACATAATTATTCTTTGTTTTATTCCAAATGGTTTTAACCATATCCCATTGCATTAAAGAAAGATCCTGAGCCTCATCAACAAAGACTACATCAAAGTGAGGAGAAGCATCGGATTTAATAAATTTTAAAATCATGTCGTTAAAATCCACTAAGCCATATTCTTTTTTGTATCTTTCTAGTTCCCCTTCAATAATTTTAAGTTTATCAAACTCAACATCCTGCGTATGTTCTTTTAGATCGTATTGTTTTTCGAAGGAAATATTTCTTAGTTTTGCCAATTGAATAATTCTTAAATAATCACTTTTGGTAGAAAAAATTCCATTCATCTCTTGATCATTTTCTTCATAGTCTACTGGAAAACCAAGTTTGTTTCCTAAATCTGCGTAGTGTCTTTTTTGCATTACATTTTGTTTTTGAACACCGAGTCTACGAAATGCCAAAGAATGCAGCGTTCTAAAATAAGGTAGGTCATCCTCACTTAAATTAAATTTTTCCATGGCTCTATCTCTTGCTTCGTAGGCAGCTTTTTGAGTGAAAGCAAAATAGCCTATTCTATTTGGATCGGTTTGTTTTAGATATTTATCTACGAGATTTAAAAGAGTTGTAGTTTTTCCTGTTCCTGGTGGGCCAAGTACAATGGTTTTCATTTATATCTCCTAAAAAAATTTCTCCATATAGCGGAACGTATAATAGATACGACAGTAAAGATTAATGCAATACCCATTGTGTCTAAAATTGTAGGATGGAGCCCGAAGAGCGGAAAAATGGTCAACTGTATGATGATAGCCAGGATGAATCCTGAGCCCACATCAATAATACTTTCTATAAAACATTTTTTAAGCATTAAAAGGGTTCCTTGGGTTTTAGTTCTTTAGATTTATAATCGTCTTGAGATTTTTCAAATGAATTAATAATAGTAACGGTAGGTCGATGTTTACCAATTGTCATTCGATCCGTTGTACAACCACATTCTTCTTTTAACATTTGACTTGTTTCTTGAAATTTAACATCCCATCTTCTTCTTTGTAAAAATCCATAATAAAAAGAATCAAATAAGAAGTAATGTTTTCCTTCTTTTGTGTAGACACTTCCTTTTTTAATATCTTCTTTTTCCACACTTGAAGAAGCTCGATTAGTGCAAAACTCTTCTAGATGATTGGTGAGTTGATCTTTTTTAGTTGTGCCGGTAGGTGGAGTAATTATTTCACGTACGCTAAGTAATTGATTTATAAGGATTTTCCAGTCTTTTAATTTCATACTAGGAGGATAAATTCCTATCCCTGCAATACAGGCTTCTTCAAACAATGATTGTTGTTTTAAATATTTAGCACTTGGAAGCTTAAGTCTTTTGCCATCTACATTTAAGTAATAATAAGGTTCTTCTAATTGAATTTCTTGAAGATCACTTAGGCTAGGAAAGGTCGGAGAATTTCCTATACCATATTTTCTTTTTCTACATAAATCTTTATCACAATAACTACACATGGGTTCATCTTTACATTTATAACCCCAATCCTGTTTTTCATGTTGACTTTTGACCTTGTCAATTTCGTTTTGTTCCAGTTCCCCTATCATATAATCTTTATGAAATTCAGAAACTCTCTCTTTCCAATTCTTCCATTTCTTTTTAGCAAAAACAGCATAATGAAATAAAGCTAAATTTCTATTTTTAGCAATTTTACTTTCTGCTAATATTTCTACACAGGGTGGACCATCAGAAAATTCCGACTCAGCTCTTTTTACTTTAATGCTACTAACGTTGCATTTTTTAAGGTCGGCTATCCCATAGAACTGTTCTAAAGTAGCTGCTGTTCCTTCTTCAGTAAAAGCATAACGTGTTGTTTTATCTCCTTGAAAATAAGGAAGATTTAAAAAGTTTCCTGTATCTTCTTCTGATTTTAATTCTATTTGTTTTGGAAATATTTCTGCATTACCAAATCCTAAGATAGCCCTAATCTCTAAGAGTTTATCTCTCATGATTTTAGCTTCTATGGATTCTGTTGAAAATAAAAAGATATGTGCTCCACCACTTTTAGATCTACATACTACAAGTGGAAGTCGTAAGGTTTGAATTTTTTTTAATAATTTTAAATGATCAAACCCAGCATAACTATCCACATCAATGCATCCCCATTTACATAAATCATTTTCATTGATAGGAATAATTCCTAAAGTTGGTTCAATTCCTTTTAAATGATTTTCAAAATGAGTTCTAGTTACGGCTTCTCTTTTTACGAATGATTTTGTTTTTAATTTAGTCCCATTTTTGGGAAGAGTATTAATATAAGTGCACCCATGTGCTCTTTTTAAACCTTCAAATATATTTATAAATCTATCTACCATTTTATCACCTTTTAAAAGAGGCGACTCCCGCTTGGTTGTCGCCTCCCCCTTGCAAGACATTCACTTAGTGAATTCTTAGTATGGAACGTCTGTATTGGTTTCAGAAGGCGCTTGCTTGATTTTGACTTCCCCCTTGCTCAATCTTTGAGCAAAGTTCTTGGCAATTTCATAGGCGCCTTTGTCTTTGATGGCATCTTGTTTAGATACATCCCAACCATACCATGTTCCTTTGTCGTTAGACATTTGAACAGTTTTTAGCCTATAAATGTGGCTATATGTTGGCGGTGTAAATAAACCATTTTTACCCTTCATTTTGATGCTCATCATCATTGTGTTCCATTTTTTGCTAATCTTTAATTGAGTAGCTTTCATGGAAATCAAAGCAGTTGATGGCGTTGAACCCGATAATAAGACAACAAAATGGTTGGCTGTATTTTCAAGATAATTACCGTTTGGTAATCTATCTTTATTCATTTTGTCTCGAGTGGCTTCCTTAATGGCTCCACTGTTGACTTCATGAATTGCTACAGGAGCACCCATGCTTGTTCCTCTATCCTGCCATTCGACATACTGTCTTTTATAAAAGACAGGTAGTACATCGATCTCATTATAGAGTTCGGTTGTGACAGTATTATATATTTTGCCTGGTTCAGCACCAGTAGTATATTTACTGTCCTTCTTATTTACTTCGGGAGATAGTTGTCCCAAAACTTTCAGAAAAGGTAATGCAAGATCTTCTTGCATAATATTCTGAGAGCCAGCATTTGCATCGTCTTCAAAAATATTTGGAGCCAATGCGCCTGCTTGATCGCGTTTTACGATGTTCGTTTCTTGGTTCATGGTTATTGTTTCCTTGTTATTTTGGTTCGGTTTCCTACGAACACGTTAAAAATATCCGTTGGCATTTCTTTACCTGCCTCAACTCGCTCACGGACAAGAGCTTTCAACGTCATGGGTTCAACCTTCAACTTTTGTGTCGGTTGATACCCTTGACGTTTCGCAAGGTCAGCATACACAGCTGCCTTGTTGTCTTCGTTACGACCAAAGGAAACGGAGATTTCGTTCTTTATAATATCCCCCAGGCCGTTGATACGAAGCCAGCTATAGGCTTTCTCTCTATTTGCAATAGAGATACTCGCGCTATAATACGGTTTGACATCTACAGAAGATCCGTCTGCTAGTTTAAGGGACGATAATCCCATTTCACTTAACATAGTCGGAATAATTTCTCCTGAGACCACTTCAAGTTTTCTTTTATTAGTTTTAAGAGATTCTTCTTGCTGTTTAATATGATCTTCCATATCTCTCAATTTTTTCACTTCTTCGGCTAAGGATTTAATATTAGAAGTTTTGTCGATAACTTCTGTTTGATCCTTCTCCATTTGTTCTACAAGTTTATTCATACTGTTTTATTTCCTCCTGTATTATTTCTATTTCTTTTTTACATTTTTTATATGATCGGTATACTAACAGCTTTTTTATAAAAGTCAAGCAAATTATAGGAAGATTTATAAAATTACTTAAAAAGTAAATAAAAGGGGTCTCTTTGCCTAGCGCCTGCGTCACTTTGTCGCTGATAGCAATTTGACGTTCTGTTTCTACGAACTCTTTTTTCCATTTTTTAGCTCTGTCTAGTCTTCCTCTTAATCTATAGTAATACCAATCTTTATGGTTCGTCATATTTTTTAGTTCCCCAATCTATTATTTTTTTTAAATTTTTTGCTTGTAAATCTAATTTTACGCCAACGGGGCGCCATGCCTTTTTTATAAGGTTTAATTCTAATAGGAGAGTAGACCATTGTTTTTGGCTAATATTATGTGCAGTAATAACAATTTTATTACTCATCTATGTTTCCTTTCTCATGTAGATTTATTTCAATAGGATAGTATTTTTTTTCCTGTTTATCCCATTTAAGTAATTTATACTTTCCATTAGTAATATCAGAGACAATAGAGCATGCGACTCCAATAATAGCTGGATCCCCTGTTAAAAGGAGATAATCTTTAAGAGTGTAGTTTTTTAAACTTTCTCTTAGTTTAAAAATTAAAGGACCTGGAGAAAAAATAATTTGGGACATTTCAGGCAATAAAAATTTAAATTTACCATACCGAGAAGCCCCCATAATATTAATTTTAGGTGTCCCCCATTTAGTTCCTGCAATTTCCTGAATTACATAAACTATGGATTCCGTTCCTTTTTTAAGGTTTTCATAATCTATACTTTCTGACATCTTGACAAACAGTCTAGCACATGATACACTGCTTGTCAAATAGAAAGAATTATGAACTACAAATTTAAGACGAAGCCTTATCAGCATCAGCTGACCGCCTTGGAAAAATCTTGGAATAGGGAAACGTATGCCTACTTCATGGAAATGGGAACCGGTAAAACTAAAGTGCTTATCGACAATATGGCCATGCTTTATGATAAAGGTAAAATTGATGGCACTTTAATTATTGCTCCTAAAGGCGTTATTAGTACATGGGCCACTCAGGAGTTACCTACTCATTTAGTTAAGCATATAGAAAATGTGATAGTATTGTGGCAAGCCCATATTAATCAAAAGCAACAATCTAAATTAGATCAACTTTTTGAATTAGGGGGAAATCTTCATATTTTGATTATGAATGTTGAAGCGTTGAGTACGGAGAAAGGAAAAGTTTTTGCTGATAGATTTCTAAGATCCCATAAATCTCTTATGGTTATAGATGAAAGTACAACTATTAAAAATCCGAAAGCTAAACGTACTAAAAATATTATTGAATTATCAAGACTCTCTAAATATAGAAGAATTTTAACAGGTTCCCCTGTCACAAGAAATCCTTTGGATCTCTACTCGCAATGTGAATTTTTGGATCCTTATCTTTTAGACTTTGCGTCCTATTATGCCTTTCGAAATCGTTATGCTGAAATGAGGCAAATTAATGTGGCTGGACGAATGATTAATCTAGTTAATGGATTTAAAAACTTGGGAGAACTTTCTGAAAAATTAAAACCGTTTTCTTATCGCGTATTGAAAGAAGATTGCTTAGATCTTCCGGAAAAAATTTATATGAAGAGAGTTATTGCTCTGACCAAAGAACAGGAAAAAATTTATGAACAAATGAGGAAAGAAGCTTTAGCAACTTTAAATGGAAAAACGGTTACAACCGTGAATGCTTTAACTCAGCTAATGCGATTACATCAAATTACATGTGGTCATTTTGGCGCTGATGATGGCAGTATTCAAAAAATTAAAAATAATCGTTTAGATGAATTAATGGAAGTTTTAGACGAAGTTGAAGGAAAGGCTATTATTTGGGCTCACTATCAATATGACATTAAGCAAATTATTAAAGAAATTAAGAAGGTCCATGGTCCGTGTTCCGTGGTGGATTATTATGGACTCACGCCCCAGGATCAACGAACTTTTAATCGCAAGAAATTCCAAGAAAATGAAAAATGTCGGTTTTTGGTGGGGACTCCTCAAACAGGGGGTTATGGACTTACGCTCACGGCCGCTACGACCGTCATTTATTATTCGAATGGTTATGACCTAGAGAAACGACTTCAATCCGAAGACCGAGCCCATCGTATTGGACAGAAAAAAACAGTCACCTACGTGGATATTATTGCGGAAGAAACAGTTGACAATAAAATCGTCAAAGCTCTCCGTAAGAAAGTTAACATCGCCTCCGAAGTTATGGGCGAAGAGTTAAAAGCTTGGATATGAAAAAGAAATGTACAAAGTGTGGTGAAGTAAAACCTTTAACTCTTTTCCCGAACGACAAATCTAAAAAAGATGGTCATCATCCTTGGTGCAAAAAATGTACTAATGATGTAACAACAAAGCGCCGAAATACAGAAAGAGGGTATTTAAAAATGAGATATGACAGTCTTAATGGTGAGCAAAGAAAAAGTAAATGCTTTTTCACTTTCGACGAGTTTCTTGCTGCTTTTGAAAAACATAAAAGCATATATGGAATGAAAAGCGCGTGGGGACCAGGGCCTGATCGTCTGGAAGAGCATTTACCTATGACCATGATTCAAGAGGGGAAGGGACGATTGGGAAGAAGAGGAGGAATGATCAAAGGATCAAAAAGGATACTTAGTAATTTGAGCGTAGACAGGCTGGATCCAAACCTAGAATACACTTTACAAAATATAATATTTATTAGAAATGATGAAAATTCAAGAAAAAAAAATACCACCTATGAAGACTGTAAAATACAGATAAGATTACATGAAGAACGGTTTATGAAAGACAAAAAAATCATTTCCAGGGACATTACATCCCTGAAAACGTAGGACTTACGCGCGAGGCGCGCTAAAATTTAGCTTTAGTAATATCGCGTTCAAGTACTTTGGCTTGTTTTTGAAGCCCTCGACGTTTTAATCGATTAATGGCTCTAACATAACCTGCTCTTTCAAAAAATTTAAATATTTTTATCATATTATTTATAAGCAGGGCGCAGAACGCCCTGCTTTTGTTATTAGGTTAAAGATTATTTAACTTCTATTGATTTAGGCTGTTTGCCTTCCGGAAGAATCTTGTTTAAAGAAACTTTCAGTAATCCGTCTTTCAATTCAGCGCCTTTGATTTCTACATCATCGGCAATAGTGAAAGCCTTCGAGAAATATCTTTTAGCAATACCTTTATGGATTATTCCATTAGATTCATTGCTATCTTTTATTTCCTTAGCGGATTTAATCGTCAATAAGTTATCTGCGTAGTCGACTTGGATATCCTTCTTATTGTAGCCTGCAAGTGCAACTTCTATATCGTAAGTTGTCTTTCCAGTTTTTACAATATTGTAAAAAGGGAAAGTAGACGTAGGCGTACGAAAGAATTCATCGCTGTCGTCGAACATTTTTTCAAAATGATCAAAGACGTTGTCGAATCCTACCGAGATAGGTCTTAATTGATTAAAGATTGATGGTAATTTATTGAGTGTCATGTAAACCTCCTTGTTTAGACAGTTTATAAATAGGGCCTCTTTAAGCACCCATGCACTCTATATATACTATTTATACAAAATTGCAAGTAACATAATAAACAAAATTACACCCTGGTGCTTGTTTATTGTATTATTAATTGCATTATAAAATCTTTTCATTATGCGTCTCCTAAAAGAGGTTGGTATTTAGTTATATTATCTTCATTTTTAAAAGCTCTAAGATTCTCCTTTATATTCTCGGATGATTCAGGGTTGTAACTCACATGAATCCATCCTGAATTAGGCTCATCTTTATTCCAAAATTCGAGGATCATTTGATCATACATAAGGTTCTTTTTGATCCAGTTAAAGACTTCATTGTTTGGTGTCCCATAAATTTCGAAGTCTGCCGCCATCCCTTGAGTATGTTGGCTGTCTATAGAGCCCCCAATGGCAGCGCACAGCGCTGAGCTACGATAGCCCGAGGAAACAGTCACAACGTGGTTAAAGTGGTCTCTAATGGGCTGTAGGACCCTCTCACAGAGCAATCTGAGGTTCTCCTGGTGGTCGGGACTGGGATCATTAGCAATGCCCCTCCTTTCGGCTGTCTGTGACTTAGTGAGCTCCACTAAGTTAAAATTTTTAGATAGTTGCATCAAATGGTTTGAAATAAAACACTGATTAATTGAAAGGCGACGGCCCCCACCGTAGCCAAAAGAACCCAATAGATTTTATCTATCTTGCCACCCAAGCTTTTAATGTCACAATTCATATGTCTTAAATGATTAGTTTTGATATTAGCAATATCTTTTTTTAATCCTTTCACGTGGCCATGTAAACTTATGATATGTTCTCGTGTGGTTTTGGGTGTCATTAAACTGTTCCGGTCATTCCTTGTTTTTGGTTTTGTCTTCGAGCTATTAATTGTTCATCGGGAGACAATAACGCTTCTTGATTTACTGTCAACCCTGTTACTGGACTTACTTGCATTGTATTCGCAGTTGCTAATTGATTATTGGGCATAGGTGTCCTATTTTCACTGACTTTAAGGACCTCTTCAGGCTTAGGTAAAGCGCTTACGGGTTCTACTTTTAAAGGGTTCACAAAAATAGGGAACTCGGAACCTGGTTTTGTTTTTAGTCTGTAAAGCCTACTTGCAATTTTATTAATGATTCCTGAAACTCCAAAGAAAGGATTACGTAAACCTAGTTTCCTTGCATTTCTGTGCATTCCAGCAAACACATCTTTCGATGGATAATAAGGTTGAAAAATTCCAGCCTGTAAAGAACCTAAATCTTTTTTAGAAAGTCTTTCTAAACTTGAATAAATATCTCTAGATTTAGTATTTAAAAGTTTCGCTGCATTAATATTTTGAGTCATGTCTTTTTGTGTTGCAAACAAAGCTCGGTTAGCATTAATATATGCATCAACTAATTCTTCAGGATCTACCGGGCCTTCTTTTAAAGCGACTTTCGTAAAGAAACTTCTAGATTTTCTAGTTCTTGATGAATATTCTGCTTGTTTAAATTTTAAAGTTCGAGGTACATTTAATTTAACAGCTCTCATTCCAGCAATCCCTAGCCCTTCATCCAAGAGTTCATAAGACTGTCCATTCTCATCATATTTTCCTATCATACCCCATTTAAATGGACCTCCTAAATCACCGACTTGTAGAAACGTATCAATTTCAGGGATGGCATAATCAATTCTTCCTAATTGTTTAACACTTCCTGGTAATTGGGCTTTCATTAAATGCATAAAGATTTTTGTTGATACGTTTCCCCACGTATCATTTTCTTTATCGTATATGGTATAACCCTCTGAAGTTTTTCCTCCTCTTCCCATGATCGGGAGGACATCTACCAGCGCTTCTGTCCAAATAGATTCTGTCACAAATGGGGAAGCAATATCTCCAAAACCTTTTAAGGATCCTAAGATAAAATTGTTCATGATACCTTCTTCGTTAAGCTCTCCTGCAGCCGCTTCGTTTAAGGCGGCTTGGAAAGGTCTCGTTAAAGTGTCATAGGCATTGGCATGACTGAAGTCTATATATTTAAAATCTCCCTCTTCTGTTTTGATAGGAATGATTGTAGAGTTTTTAGACCACGGAGCTACAAATCTTTTGAGTGCCATGAGTTCTTCATTACTTACATCATAGATTAATTGTCCCATTTTCACAGCTCCATAAGGAACGGCCGCTGTAGTAAAGGCCATACCGGCAAGACGTTGATATCCAATAGCTGCTAAAGCTTTATTTCCATTAGGAGCTTTATAATTAATTTCATGTAACGCTCTTCTCACAATGTTTGTACTCGTTCTTAAAATTTCTGCAGGGAAAGATACAAAATTACCGACGGGAGCTTTACGTAAGGACTTAACCATTTGAGAAACATAATCATAGTTAGGTACATTGTTTCTAACGATGTCGGCTGCTTCTTCATTCAAAGCTTTTCTAACTGCTTCCTTATTTTTTCCTAGTTTTACACCGGCTCTTTCATAAGCACTGGCTAATCGAGATCGTTCGCCCAGGTAAGTAATAATTTTCCAAAAGTCATCTTCAGCTGTGTAGGCATCTTGAGTCCAGTTCTTTAGTTTAGAAAGGGGTTTTAATAAACCTCTTAATCCTCTGTCTGCTGAGACAACAGAACCAAAGTCAACATCTTTTAACAGAGCTGATAAATCTCCAAGTCTTACGTTGGTATTAACCACTCCCAGTTCAGCGAGTTCTCTATAGAACTCATTAAATTTTCTTGTGCCTGGAGCTCCGACTTGTAAGCTTCTCCATGACTTAGCCACGGTTGCTGGTGTAATATTAATCCCCGGTAAAATACCATTGGCAACAGCAAACGCTCCTGCACTAAGAAAGTTTCTGGCATGAGTAATGGGAGACAAAATAGTCTTGGCCATTTGTGCTGTGGCTTTTGGAAATAAAATTAAATTTCGATATAAAGTATTAGTCGTTATATTTTTGATAGGTTTCCCTGCAGCCAGTTCAATCGCTTCAGCTACTTCTTTAAGAGCCCATTTTCCTGAGGTAGGGTTAACAATCCCTCCAGAAGTACTTGGTAATTTGATTTCTCTATACATGTTGGCATCAATAGTATCCCCCATTTTTCTAGCGGTTTCCCATATCTGTTGTTCACTTTCATAAAGGAGGGGACGTTCCACACCGGATTCGCCTACTTTAAATTTCCTGTTGGCTTTTAAAATTTTATCAGAAGCTAATGCTAATCCTGTTAAGAGTTGATTTCTTCTGGTTACAGCTGAAACTTCGCCGGTTGCTGCCAGAATAGTTTGAACCGGGTCTCTTGTTTTCCCTAGAATTTCTTCAATAATTTTTCTTTTATCAGCTGACAAAAGGCTAATGTCAAAATGTTTGCCGCCCACTTTTTGAGCAAAACTTTTTCCTGTAAAAAATTCAGGAACTTTAACCAAAACATCTTGTTCAAAATTCTTAGGAGCTCTTGCATCTTTTGCAATGTTATTAACAGCATTCAAAGCTTCCTGTTTTGTAATAGGCATTTTATTCATCCGCGCTGCTTTCATGAAAACATTAGCAGCTCTTTCAGCGACAGCACTGGATACCGGTTTAGTAAACATAGGAATTAAAGATCTATTTTGAAATACATCGTAAGTGGCTCCTAAATAATCTTTAAACTTGGAACCAAACAATTCTTTATATTTGCTGAAGGCCCCCTTCATCCCTTTTATTTTTAATTTTTCTCCTTCTCTAATCCCCTTTCCTAACATGGTGAACATTTGTCCCCAACCGTTTCGGATAGATTCCAT